AATGGGCGGGGGGATTACCCCGCGAACTCAACACCCTGTCGGCCGTCCGAAAGTACGCCCAGGAAGAACTGGCGAAGAAGCTCCCATGACACGCGAAATCGAACAGCTGCTTGAACAGGCAGCGGTGGAAAACGAGCTGTATGGAGCGGCTTTCGCCTCCACCGAAGCCCGTCTGATCGAAGCCGGCTACCTCCCCGAAGAACCAGAATCCTATGACCCAGAAGAAAGCGAATAAGCGATACGTGTCCCCGGCCGGTACGGCCATCTGGCCGCGACTGAATGCCCCCGATACAAAGTACAACGCGGACGGCGAGTTCTCCGCCAAGCTAGCGATGGACGAGTCAGACGCCGACACCCAGGCGTTCATCAATAAGCTGACCGGTATCCGCGACGAAGCCTTCGAGCAGTTCAAGTCAGAGAACCCGAAACACAAGAAGGCTGCACTGGCCGACTTCTTCGCTTCGGAAACGGACGATGAGGGCGACGAGACCGGCCGGGTGACCTTCAACTTCAAGATGAAGCACAAGATCAAGGCGAAGAAGACCGGCAAGGTCTACACCATGGTCCCGACCATCGTGAACGCCAAGAAGGAAGTGCTGAAGAATCCGCCGAACATCGGTGGCGGCAGCATTCTCAAGGTGAGCTTCGAGGCCGTGCCCTACTTCGCGGCGGCGGACAAGAAGTTTGGCATTTCGCTGCGCATGGTCGGCGTCCAGATCATCAAGTTGGTCGAGTTCGGCGGCGCCAGCCGTGCAGCCGACGACTTCGATGAGGAGGATGGTGACGAAATCGCTGACGGCGCAGACCGTCCGAGCGATGACGACGACTCCGACGATTCGGACGAAGACAGCGACGGAGATGATGGCGACGACGGCGACTACTAAGCCCTCGTCCAAGGTCACGAAAGGGGCGGCGTTGGCCGCCTCTTTCATTTTCCCAATAGACCCCGTTCCGGCTTCTCGCCCCCGCGTTACGCGTTGGGGAACGTACCACCTGAAGACCTACAAGACCTGGCTGGAAGCAGCCGGCGCGTACCTCAAGACCACTGGCGTAACAATCCCGGAAGGGAAGCTGCATGTAGCACTGGAGTTCGTCTGTCGTAAGCCGAAGTCCACGAAGCTCGTGACGCCCAAAGGCGACATCGACAACTACGCCAAGGCGCCACTTGACGCCATCACCCACGCCGGCATTTGGCCGGACGACAAGTGGATCGAATCCCTCTACGCCATCAAGCGGTTTGCCGAACCCGGCGAAGAACCGCACACGTCGCTGCAGGTGCTCCTGTGCGACTGAAGAAGATGGTCAACCCCGAACAGCTATTCGTAACCGCCTCAATGACGCGGCCGGACCATTCGGTCAAGGGCGCAGAACTAGGGCGCATCCACCGTTCGCAGGGCTTCTCCAAGATCGCAGTCCATTACGTCATCGAGCTAGATGGAGCCGTCTTCGAGGGCCGCTCTTTGGACGAGCCGGGCTGTTTGGCCGCGCGCGCCAACGATCGATCGATCCAGGTGTGCCTGGTCGGCGGTGTGGATGACGCACTGACTCCCACCAACAACTTCTCCAAGCAACAGCGTATGGCGCTGCGGCGACTCGTGCTCAAGCACGGGCTTCCCGCGGTGTTCGACCGCGTGTGTCCACTACAGGAAATCTAGCAATGAAACTGTCCCGTCAAGCCAACCTGATCGTCGATCACCTCTACAACAACCAGCACATCACCTCGTGGCAGGCCGAGGGCGTCTACCGCGTCCGTCGGCTGGCGTCGCGTATCACCGAACTGAATCGTGCCGGCTACGACATCCGTAAGGAGCGTTGCGAAGACGCGACGGGGCAGTCCTACACGCGCTACTCCTTCACTCGTGCGCAAAAGCGCCGCAGCACGCCACTGCACCCGCCGACTCCCGAGCAGCCGCGCTTCCTACTGGACCGCCTGATCGACCTTTACCGCACCTACTGCGCGAAGGAACTGGGCCTGGGCGGTGATGACCTGGATACCGAGACCGAAGACTTCCGCCGCTTCCTTCAGGAGGCCAAGTGATGCAACTGGTCCAATCCGCAATGCGCCTGGCCTTCGCAAAGGCGACCCAAGAAGTACCGAAGGAAGAGCGCGACCGCACTTACGCGATGGTCCGCTCGGCGTCCAACCGCCAACTGGGCGTGACCCGCCGCAAGACCATGTGGTCGGTCGAGCGTGTCAGCCGACGCTGAGTCTCAGTTCGTTGCTAAAGAGCCGTGCCCTAAGTGTGGCAGTCGCGACAACCTCGCGCGCTACGACGATGGGCACGGCTTCTGCTTTGGGTGCTCCCACTACGAGCCGGCAGATGGCGACGCCACACGCACGCAATCAAGGCACCGCATGTCCGACGACTTTGCCCAGGGCGAAGCCTCAGCTCTGGCCGCTCGCGGTCTGCAGGAAGAAACCTGTCGAAAGTTCTCCTATTGGGTAGGCAAGAACAAGGACGGCAAAACCTGCCAGATCGCCAACTATCGCCGCGACGGGCACACCGTCGCACAGAAGCTCCGGTTCAAAGATAAGAAATTCGCCTTCATTGGCGACACCAAGGAAGCAGGCCTGTTCGGCCAGCACCTTTGGCAGCCCACGCGGCGCCTGGTCATCACCGAAGGTGAAGTGGACTGCCTAAGCGTCGCTCAAGTGCTCGGCCTGAAGTGGCCCGTAGTGTCGGTTCCAAACGGTGCACAGGGCGCGGCGAAGGCCATCAAGCGTGAGCTTGAGTGGGTCGAGAAGTTTGACGAAGTGGTCATCATGTTCGACATGGATGAGCCAGGCCAGGCCGCCGCTCAGGAGGTCGCTGGAATCCTTTCGCCGGGAAAGGCGCGAATCGCACAGCTGCCGCTGAAAGACCCCAACGCGATGCTCCAGGCCGGCAACGGCGAAGCCATCGTCTCGTGCATCTACGAAGCCCAGACGGTTCGTCCAGACGGCATCGTGACCTTCGGCTCCGTGCGCGAGAAGGCGCTAGCTCCCGTTGTCATCGGGATGCCCTGGCCTTGGCCCGAATTGACCGACTACACCCTTGGCCGGCGCTACGGCGAAATCTACGGCCTGGGCGCCGGTACGGGCATGGGCAAGTCCGACGTGTTCGACGAAATCATCGTGTTTACGGCGACCACCTGCAATGAGAAGTGCGGCGTCCTCAAACTGGAACAGCCGCCCGCGGAGACCGCGAAGCGCCTGGCCGGAAAATATGCTTCGCGCCGCTTCCATGTGCCTGATGCAGGCTGGACGCAGCAGGAATTAGAAGACGCGTTCGACATCCTGGACAACACGGGCAACGTCGTTCTTTACGACCACTTCGGCACCACCGACTGGGAAGTGATCGCTTCCAAAATGCGCCATATGGCCGTCGCGGATGGCGTCAAGCACATCTTCCTGGACCACCTAACTGCACTCGCAGCCGACGCCGACGACGAGAAGAAGGTGCTGGAACAGGTGATGGCTGCACTCGCCAAGTTGGCGATGGAGCTAAACGTCTGCATCTATTTCATCTCCCACCTCACGACCCCCGAGAAGGGTTCGCCGCACGAGGAAGGCGGACGCGTGACCATCCGCCAGTTCAAGGGCAGTCGCGCCATTGGCTTCTGGTCGCACTTCATGTTCGGTCTGGAGCGCGATCAACAGGCGGCAGACATCTCCGTCCGAACCACAACGACTCTCCGCGTGCTCAAGGACCGCTACACCGGCCAGGCCGCGGGCAAGTGCATCTACCTCCGCTACGACGAACAGACCGGCCGCCTCGTGCCGTGCGCCGACCCATACGCAGACGGCGATGACGAGAGCTTCGACGACACGCCAAGCGGCTACTGAGCTGCACCTCACCTCACTCAAGGAAAAACAACATGACCCTCAAGACCGCTCTGCTGGCGATCCACGCTTTCCTGACCCCGGCCCCAAGCGTTGACGCCATCGTCGCCGACCTGGACCGCACCCTGGGCAAACTGGATGCAGCCGAAGGGAAGCTGCGCGACCGCGCCGCAATCGCAGAAGCGAAGGCCGCCAAGTTGGTGCAGGAAGCTGTCGGCCACCGCTCGCGCGCTCTACGTGCAGGTCGCGTCGCCACCCGCATCAAGGCCATCATCGAATGACCTACGGCGCCTACATCAAGGCAATCTTTCTGGACATGCCGGCCGCAGCGCGCATCGTCTCCATCCTCGGTGGCGGCGCCCTACGGTCGTTCTTTGACGGCACTCCCGCCAAAGACTACGACCTGTTCTTCCGTTCTTATCAGGACTACCTCGTTGCCTTCGCTGCGTTCTCGGAGCAGGGCAACCGGTACATGGAGCTGGCGGCACCCAACGGCACCTCACAGTTCCACGACCTAAGTACCGGTCGCCTCTTCAACTTGGTCGGCTTTCATTTCGACACACCTCAAGGGCACCGAGATGCATTCGACTTCCGCTGCTGCATGTTCGTGGCGTGGCTGGAATACGACCTCCCGACAGCTTCAGCGCACCCTGACGCTGCTACCGACGCCGAGGCGAAGCGTCTCGTTGTGATGAACAACAACGGCGACGAGCGTACTTATGCTCGGATGCATCGCTACAAGGACTACGGCTATCGCCTGGAATTAGGTCTCAATGAGAACCTCACCAAGCAGCCGAATGATGTTCCCCTGCCAAGTTTCGAGCGCGTCAAGCAGCTCCTCAAAAGCTATCCCAAGGCTGCACGAGGTGTAGGCTCCGATGGCCTGGCTCGTCTTTGACATTGAGACCAACGGCCTACTCGACGAGCTCACCACCATCCACTGCATCTCCCTCCAGGAAGTAACTCCGGACGGAGTGCCCGTTGGCGCAGTGCTGTCAGCCAACCGCGTAAACGGAGAGCTGACCATCGAGCAGGCATTGGAGATTCTTCGGAGCGCGGACGCCGTAGTTGGCCACAACATCGTCAACTTCGACGTGCCCGCCATCCGCAAGCTGTACCCGGACTTCAAGGTTAAGCGGGCACTGGATACGATGCTGTTGTCCACTCTGCTATGGCCGGACCTGCGTGACCGCGACTTCGCTGCCATCAAGAAGTCGCCTGGAAAGCTGCCGGGCCAGTTTGTCGGAAGGCACGCGCTGGAAGCCTGGGGCTATCGCCTTGGCGAATGGAAGGGCGACTACTCCGAAGTCATGAAGTCCAGGGGACTCGATCCCTGGGCAGCATGGAACCAGGAGATGGACGACTACTGCGACCAGGACGTGCGCGTCACGCAGAAGCTCTTCGCCCTGCAGATGAGCAAGGGGCTGTCACAGGAAGCGATTGACCTGGAGCATGGCATCGCACCGATACTCCAGCGCCAGACGTCCTATGGCTTCCTGTTCGACCAAAAGAAGGCCGACAAGCTGCAACGCGAGTTCATGGTCACCAAGGCCAGACTCACTGACGAGCTGACCCGCGTGTTCCAGCCGTGGCGCGAGAGCCTCGGCATGTTCGTCCCGAAGGTCAACAACGCAAAGCTCGGTTACGTCAAAGGCGTGCCGCACGAAAAGTTCAAGTCGTATGTCTTCAATGCAGGCTCTCGCGATCACATCGCAAAGCGCCTGAAGGCACTCCACGGATGGAGGCCCACGGTGTTTACGCCTGAGGGTCGCCCGAAGATCGACGAAGAGACCCTTGCGCACCTCAAGTACCCCGAGATTCCCATGCTGTTGCGCTACCTGACGGTGGCGAAGCGCGCAGGGCAACTCTCCGAGCCTCCGCCGAAGCTCAAGAAGGACGGTACCCCGAGCAAGTCGAAGAAGAAATCCGAAGCCTGGATCACCCAAGTCAAGAAGGATGGACGTATCCACGGACGGGTGAATCAGAACGCTGCGGTCACCGGACGCATGACGCACTCGGGACCGAACATGGCCCAGGTCCCCAAGGTCCAAAAGGGCAAGGAAGGGATTCTCTTCGGCGAGGCGGGCGGCTGGGGCTATGAGTGTCGCGAGCTGTTCACCGTACCGAAGGGCAAGAAGCTGGTGGGCGCTGACGCATCGGGCCTGGAGCTGCGCTGTCTGGCGCACTTCATGGCCGCGTTCGATGGTGGCGACTACGCCCGAGTCTTGCTGGAAGGCGACATCCACGCAGTCAACCAGAATGCAGCTGGCCTCCCTTCCCGCGACAACGCAAAGACCTTCATCTACGCCTTCCTCTATGGGGCAGGCGACGAGAAGATTGGATCGATCATCGGCAAGGGGCGCAAGCACGGCAAAGTTCTCAAGGAGAAATTCCTACAGGGTCTTCCGGCGCTCGCAAAGCTCGTCAAGGGCGTCAAGAAACGCGCCAAGGATAAGGGCTACCTGATCGGCCTAGACGGCCGGAAGCTGCACATCCGCAGCGACCACGCAGCACTCAACACGCTGCTGCAGTCGGCCGGCGCCCTTGTCATGAAGAAGGGCCTGCACATCCTCGACCATACACTGCAGGAAACCGGCCTGGTTCCGGGAGTGAACTATGAGTTCGTCGGCAACATCCACGATGAATGGCAGATTGAGGTTGACGAGCAGCATGCCGAATTCGTCGGCCAGACTGCGGTGGCATCTATCCGCGCCGCGGGTGACTACTTCGGCTTCCGCTGTCAGCTCGATGGCGAATACAAAATCGGCAACAACTGGGCAGAAACCCACTGACCAAACCACGCACCTCCGATCCGGTAGGTGTGCTCCTTCGCAGTGCCCGTAGGCGGGCACAGAAGCGCGGTCTCCCTTTCGACCTAGAAAGGTACGACATCAAGATTCCAAACTTCTGTCCCGCCTTGGGAATTCCGCTGTTCCGCTCTGTCGGACTGAAGGCGCAGGGACCTAACTCCCCGACGCTGGATCGCATCACGCCTGAGCTGGGTTACGTGCGCGGCAACGTCCGCGTTATCTCCAGCAGGGCCAACCAAATTAAATCCGACGCTTCTACCGCAGAGCTTCTGCAGGTGGCTTGCTGGGTTCAGGAGAACACATGAACGACACGAACACCGAGACGGTGACCATCACCCGTGCCCGATATGTCGAACTGCTAGAGGACGAAGAGTTTCTGGGTGCCCTTCGTGCAGCAGGCGTGGATAACTGGGACGGCTATGACTACGCCTTGGAAATCTCCCAAGACGTTGAATGACCCCCAAGCAGATCCTCCAGACTCTCGCCGGTCTGCTGATCCTGGCCGCCCTCGGCGCAGGGGCATTTTGTGTGTGGTCCTACGGCCACATGGCGAAACGTGTTGAGTCGCTCGAAGCGACTGCGCGAGATTACGACGACCTCAAAAAATCCGTGGTGACCCTCCAGCAGGAGGCCGTTCGCCGTGCCTCTTTCGACAAAGCAATTCGGGACTTGCGCACTGAGCGCAACCGTTCCGTGGAGACCGCTGTAAATGAAGACCCTGCTGTTTCTGACTATCTGCACCAGCGCATTCCTGACGGGCTGCGTGCCGCGCACTTCGGTGATCGAGCCATACCTCCAGCCTTGCCTGGTCGAGGGCAAACACAGCTCCCTTGACGCAGTGATGGCCGACCCAGCCTCCGAGACCTACGACCTCTATCACTTCGGCGGCAACGCAGAAGATGCCCTTGCGCGCTGCAACGCCGACAAGGAATCCATCAAGCGCCTTAAGGAGGGCAAGCGATGAACATCAACGCAATCCAACAGGGCGACACGCTCCTTCGCGCGTTCACCGAGATGGTCCGAAAGAACCTGGAAGCGGAACTGCTTGAGCAGATTAAGCCCGCACTGCGCGTTGCCGTAGACCAAGCAGTAAGGGAGCTGGAGCCGTCCCTCCGCACTTGTTACGACCTCGCAGCCGACCAGCTGCTTATCAAAGTCACGCACAAGGAATTGCCGCGGTGAATGACAAACCACAACTGGTCCACTTCATCGGTGGCCCGGCGGATGGCGACAAGCGCCGAGTGGATCAAAACGCTCCGTACTACCAAGTCGCGGAGATGCCGAAGCCCGACTTCCGTCCCAACTCGATGACCAGCTACTCGGTCACGGCAAAGGTCCACAAATACGTAATTCGCCAAGTGGGGCGAAACTGCGTCGTGGCGATCCATGAGGACCTTGCGTGAAGCGGCCCCTTCTGATCGCCGCCGCCCTGCTGGCGGTCCTTGGGGCCGTTTCGCTCCTCAAGCATGACTGGAAGCCATCCATGCCGGACGGCGACTACGGTACCTGCCAGCGGTCCCACGTCGAGAACGGCTTCATCATGATGTATCAGTCGATGTGTACGGGAACGAGCTGCACGCAGATTCCGTACGTGGTGCCCACGACGACCGCGGTGTGCGATGAGTGGCAGTACCCGCTGGGTGACGGCCCCGAGTTCCAGGCCGCCTACGCGGACTACCGCAAGCGCCTGTCCGAGTGGTACACGCGCCACCTGGAAGAGGCGCCTTGAAGAAGCGTCAGCGACCCGTCCTGCTGATCGATGCGGACGTGCTGCGGTACTACATGGCCTTCAAGAACACCAAGTCCATCGACTGGGATGGCGACGGCGACACCATGGAGGTGTACCAGGCGGAAAAGGCGAAGGTCGAAGTGGCCGAGTACATCGCGGAGCTGGTCGAGAAGTTCGACGCCGCCGACTTCGTGTTGCCGCTGTCGTGCCCCGAGCATAACTTCCGCAAGGACGTGGAGCCGACCTACAAGCAGGCCCGCCACGAGAAGCCCAAGCCGGTCCTGTGGCACGTCCTCGACGAGTTCATTCACGAGGAGTACGCCGACAAGATCGTCAAGCGACACTCACTGGAAGGCGACGACATCCTCGGAACTCTAGCCACGCATCCGGCACCTAAGCGGTGCCCTGCGCCGCGCATCGTCATCTCCATCGACAAGGACCTGCAGACTATCCCCTGCCGGCTCTACAACCCCAACAAACCGGACCTCGGCGTGCGGACTATCGACCGCTACGACGCCGACCTGTTCTGGATGAAGCAAGCCCTGATGGGCGACACCACCGACAACTACACCGGGTGCCCTGGCATCGGCGCCAAGCGCGCTGACGAGGCCCTGATGCCCGTCCACGAGGCGTACCGCGACGGCTCCCCAGAGGAGCACCTAGACGCGCTCTGGAAGGCAGTGGTGGCGGTCTACGAGAAGAAGGGACTGACAGCGGACGACGCCCTGATCCAAGCACGCCTGGCGCGAATCCTCCGCCACGGTGACCTCAACTACAAAACAAATAAGGTGAATCTTTGGGAACCGTAATGCTGTTTCTAACCATCGTCGCGTGGTTCGGCGTGGCCTACTTCACGCTAGGCTGGACTGTGTTTTGGGCCTTCGTCGCTCTTGGCCTCGGGCGGCAAGTGAAAGTAAAGCTGTTCAACATCCTCGCACCCGCCATGTGCTGGTGCTGGCTGATTGCGGGTTGGGTCTCTTGAGCCAGATGCCCCTGTTCCCAGCTGGTGGTCCGATGAAGATCGTCGGCATCTCAGGCAAAGCTGGCTCTGGCAAGGACACCCTCGCTGGCTTTCTCGTCGAGCATCAAGGCTTCATCCGCATCGCCTTAGCCGAACCGCTGCGCCGCTTTGTGTCGGATATCACCGGTCTGAGCATGGAGGAGCTGACCGCAGGCCCTTTGAAGGAAGCGCCGCTGGACTGGCTGGGCGGCACTTCCCCTCGTCGCCTCATGCAGACCATCGGCACCGAATGGGGTCGAGAGATGATCGACGAGAGCCTTTGGCTGAAAGTCGCCGCACGTCGCGTCGAGGAGGCCCGCGCTGGCGGCGCTGCTGGTGTCGTCATTCCTGACGTGCGCTTCGAGAACGAAGCGATGCTGGTGCGAGAGCTGGGCGGCAGCGTTGTCGTCGTGGACCGACCGGGCGTCGCCTCAGTCGCCAACCATGCAAGTGAACGCCCCCTGCCCTCCTGGCTGGTGGACCACACCGTGGTCAATAGCGGGACGTTGGCGCAGCTTCGCGCGGCTGCGCAGGGATTGGCGAATTAGTCGGGCCTCTAGAGGGAAAACCCACGGTTTTCCCCTTTCTAGATCCACTCTAAGTTCACCAAAAGAATCATGAATATTCCCCTGACCGCCGACGAGCTGATCGACGAGCTGGCTCGCATCTACCCCGAGGTTATCTACGACCCCGAGCAGGACCGGGAGGAATTCCTCCTCAAGTCCGGGGAGCGCCGCCTGGTACTTCGACTCCTGGCCGCGCGCGAGCAGGAACGCGAAGAGCCCCGAGGAGGACGCCGCTGATGTGCAGCTCCAAACCCAAGACGCCGAAGACGGAAACACCAGACATTCTTGTCACCGCACGTGACGGCTCCGGCCAGTCCCAATCGGCGCAGGCCCGCAAGAAATCCGGTCTACGCAGCGACATGAACTCTCCGCTCTACCAAGGATTGACCATTCCGCGTGGCTGACGCCGGCAAGACCCTCGTGTCCGCCAAGGAACGCTACGACGAGCTGAAGCCCAACCGAAACAGTGCCGAGACCCGCGCCAAAGCGTGTACCAAGGTCACCATCCCATCACTGTTCGTTGACCCGAAGCAGAAGTCACAGACTTTCACCACCCCCGTGCAGGGCACAGGCGCACGCTGCGCCAACGCCATCGCCAACGCGCTTTTGCTGGCGGTTCTGCCACCTAACATCACCCCCTTCACCCTGAAGCCCGACCTGTCCGAATCGGACAAGCTCATGCGGGAAGCAGGCATCCAGAAGGGAGAGCTTGAGACAGCACTTTCTGAAATCGAACGTGCCGTGATGGATGAGATTGAAGCCGGCGCTCAGCTGCGTTCAGTCCTAGCCGAGGGCTTTAAGCACTCCGCCGCGACCGGCAACTGGCTGCTTTACGTGCCTGATCAAGGCCCGGGCAAGCTCTACCCGCTGACCTCTTACGTCGCTGACCGCGACGGCCTGGGCAACGTGTTGGAAATTGTCACCCTCGACCTGATCGCGATCCAGATGCTTCCCTCCGAGGCGCGCGACGCGATCCTCGCCAAGGTCTCCGAGACTGAGCGGCTGAAAAAGCTGGCTGAAGACGCCGAGCTTTACACCCGCGTGTACCGCGACGAGAACAACGAGAACTGGCTGTGCTATCAGGAGGTCGAAGGCGTCATCATCGCCGGGACCGAAGGCAGCTATCCAATCGATGCTCCCCCTTGGATTCCCGTATCGATCCCTCGACCCACTAGCGAAGACTACGGTCGCGGCCTGATCGAAGATTACCGAGGTGAATTCGAGACTCTTGAAGCGCTCCGAAAGGCGCTTCGCAAGGGGGCTGCAGCTGCCGCGAAAATCCTTTGGCTGCTGAAGCCGACCTCGGCGATGAAGCCGGACCAGCTGACCAAGGCTGAGTCGGGCGCCGTCATCCGCGGCGACAAGAACGACATTTCCTCCCTGACCCTGGACAAGTTCCAGGACCTCTCCTTCGTCAAGAGCGAAGCCGACACCACCGCCCGCAACCTGGAGCTGGTCTTCGGCGTTGGCACTGCCATCCAGCGCAGCGGCGACCGAGTGACCCGAGAGGAAATCCAGTATCTCGCCCGTGTGCTTGAGGACAACCGCGCCGGCCTCTATTCGGTGCTCGGCCCCGAGCTGATGGTTCCACTCATCCGTCGCATTCTCTTCCGACTGCAGCAAAACGGGGCAATCCCGGAGCTGCCGGAAGGTCTCATCAAACCACGCATCACCGTAGGTGTCGCAGCCCTAGGCCGCGGCCATGACTTCGAGAAGCTCGTTCGCTTTGGCGAGACCGCCAAGGGCGTCATGGGTGAGCAAGAAGCTGGCCGCCGCATCGACTGGGGCGAGTGGCTGTCCCGATTGGGTGCCGCATCCGACATCACCACAAAGGGTCTAGTGCTCGACCCAGAAGCCGTCCAGCAGAACGACCAGACCTCCGCAATGAACGAGGCCGCTGTCCGCGCCGCACCGAACTTGGTGAACGCAGCGATGACAGGCGGCTCACCAATCCAGGAATGACCATGGCAAAAGCCGCAACTCCTGCCGACGAGGCAGGCACACCAGCACCACTGGCTGACGCAGTGGCCGATAAGACTTATCCGCGCGTGACTAAGAAGGGCGACGTGACGATCACCGAATTCAGCGACGGCACCACCCACTACAACGCGCTGGGCGCGACCAAGTGACCGAGCAGACCACCGAGACCCAGCCGGCCCAGGTCGTCTCTGACGGAACCGAAGGTCAGCAGACCGAACGCCTGTATGGCGGCAAATACAAAACGGTCGAAGAACTGGAGGCAGCTTACGCGGCTGCCGCAACTCCGGCTGACCCGGCCGGCAATGCTGGGCTGAAGGCGGCCAAAGAAGCCGCGACAGTGGAAGGCGAAGGAAACGTCGGCGATGCCAACGAAGCCGCTACAGCAGACGCACTGAAGGCCGCTGGTCTTGACCAGACTGTGTTCACTCAGGAGTTTGCCGAGACCGGCACCATGTCCGAAGAGAGCTTCAAGTCCCTGGAAAAGGCTGGTTTCCCAAAAGAGCTGGTCGGCGTGTATCTGGATGGCCTCAAGGCGCGCCAGTCCACCTACGAGGCTGGAATCTTCGCCCCGGCAGGCGGCAAGGATGGCTACGCAAAACTCCTGGAGTGGGCAGGCAAGAATCTGGAGGACGCCGACATCGACGCCTTCAATGCCGCTGTCACCTCCGGCGATGCCGCACGTGCCAAGTTGGCTGTCGCTGGCCTGGCCGCGCAAGCAAAGACCTCCGCTCCGGCTGTCCTGATTAACGGCAAGGCCTCCCCTGCCCCAGGCGTGCAGCCGTATGCCTCGCGCGCCGAGGTACAGGAAGCGATCCGCAATTCGAAGTACCGCTCCGACCCCGCGTACCGCGAGCGACACATGGCGCGCTTGCGCGCCTCCGACGTGTACTGAGTCATCCCTCTCTCAATCACTCCAGCCTCGCCTGTTTCCCAGGTGAAGCACACCCGTACCCCAAGGAAACAAAATGGCAGATTCCAATCCCAGCCGCATCGGTCAGATCAACAAGCAGGGCGATGCCTGGGCGCTGTTCATGCAGAATTACATGGCCGAGGTCGATACCTCGTTCATCGAGAACTACAAGCTGGAAGGCCGCGTCATGACGCGCACGATCTCTTCCGGCAAGTCCGCGTCGTTCCCGGCAATCGGCAAGGTCGGCTCGCGTTACCACGTCCCCGGCACCGACATCCTGGGCCAGACCGTGGACCACAACGAGCGCATCCTGACGCTCGACCCGATGCTCATCTCGGACGTGTTCATTGCGAACATCGACGAGGCGATGAACCACTTCGATGTGCGCGGCGAGTACACCCGCCTACAGGGCGCTGAGCTGGCTCTGCAACGCATGAAGAACGAACTACGTTGCGCCATTCGTGCAGCCCGCATCACCAAGTCGGTGGTGGATGGTCAGCGGGCGGCCTGCGCATCGTGAACACCGCGATGCTGACCGATCCCATTGTGATCGCCAAGGCGTTCCGTGCCGCTCGTCAGAACTTCGACGAGAAGGGCATCTCGGAGAATCCGCAGGAGTTCACGGGCGCCCTGCGTCCGGCTCAGTACTACCTGCTGACCGAGAACAAGGACCTGATCGACCGCGACATCAACACTGAGTCGAAGGGCAGCTACAACGAAGCCGTCATCTCGTCCATCGCTCGCATCCCGCTGCTGAAAGTCAACGCTCTGCCGGGCGCCGACGAGTCGGCTGACGCGACGCTGCAGGCCAAGTACCGCGGCGATTACAGCGGCACCGCTGGCGTCATCTTCCACCGCTCGGCGGTGGGCACCCTGCAGCTGCTGGGCCTGTCCGTTGAGGACGTGTACCAGGGCAACAAGCAGGGCACCTTGATGCTGTCCAAGTACGCGCTGGGCCACGGCGAGCTGCGTGGTGATGGTGCGGTCGAGCTGGGCACCAAGTAATACCGAAGGCGTAGGCCGAGTGCTTACCACACCCACCAGATAAGTGTTCGGCGGTTTACGACCGCCTGCGCCCTTCTTCTCTCCTAACCGGGGGTCTCTTAACGGGGACCTCCGGTTTTTTTTCGACCACTTCAAGAGAACCGCATGGATCTGATCCCGACCACTGAGCTTGAGGCCGTCAACGAGATGCTCGCCGTGATCGGCGAACAGCCCGTAAGCGCCCTGGAAGCGGTCGGCAACACTGACGTTGCCATTGCCATTCGCACCCTTCGCGGCGTATCGCGCGAGGTGCAGACCACCGCCTGGTGGTTCAACACCGACGAGAGCTATACGTTCGTGCTCAACGCCGACAACCGTGTCCCGCTCCCCAACCTCATTCTGAGCATCCGGCCGCTGGGCCGCGGCTCCACTCGCATAACCCACCGCAACGGCTTCCTGTACGACCTGACCAACGCCACTGACGTGTTCGCTGCCGACGCAGCGCCGTCCGCCAGGGTGGTCTGGTTCATGGACTTCGAGCTTCTACCGGAGACCATCCGGCGCTACATCGCCATCCGCGCGGCCCGCATCTTCCAGAAGAACGTGCTCGGCAGCGAATCGCTCAACGGCTTCACCGAGGACCACGAGAGCGCCGCGCTGGCCCTGCTGGCCGACGAGGCCGACGACTTCGAGTTCGCCAAGGGCGCCAACTTCCTCAACGACGACACCGACACCTCAGCCATCGCGAACCGCACTTGAGTCTGGAAACCGGCAGCTATCCGTCCTTCCTGGGCGGTGTCTCTCAGCAGGACGCATCCGTCCGCAACGCAACACAAGTCACCGACGCCCACAACACCTGGCTGCATTCCGCCATGGGCACAGGCAAGCGCCCTGCGGCGCAGTTCGTCAAAGTGCTGGGCAACGACATCGCCCCTAACGCGTACTTTCACTCCATCGTCCGTGACACCGTCGAGCACTACCTGGTAGTCGTCGAGAGCGGCAAGGTCCGCGTGTTCAACCACGAGACCGGCTACGAGTACGACGTGCTGATGGCCGAAGGCTCGGCCGCGTACCTGGCGACCGACAAGCAGCCCTGGTCCGTGTTCCGCGCCTGCACGCAGGCGGACACCACGTTCATCGTGAACACTCAGGTCACGGCCAGGATGAGCACTGAGAAGGCGCCAGGCCGCATCACCGGATCGGTACAAACCTTCACGGACCTACCGAAGCCCGACAAGAACGTGGTGGTACCTACCGGCGCCATCTACGAAATCCTCGGCGCCAGCGGCAACAAGTATGACAACTTCGTGGTCCAGCGCGCCGGTAAGGGCGTGTGGCAAGAGATTGCCCGGCCTGGTGCTTACAACACGTTCGACAAGACCACGATGCCGCATCTACTGAAGCGCGTGGTTGATCCGATTCACGGCGACGGCCTGTTCTTCAGCTTCGGCCCCATGGACTGGGACAAGCGCCTCGCTGGCGACGACACCACCATTGGTCCGCCCAGCTTCATCGACGAGAAGATCCGCGACGTGTTCTTTCATCGGGGCCGCCTTGGCCTGATGTCTACCGAGAACACCTGCCTCTCCGAAATCGACCATCCGTTGAACTTCTGGCGCACTACGACACAGCAGCTTCTCGACTCCGACGTGATCGACTTCGCGGTCCAATCACGAGGCGTCGCTCAGCTGCAGTTTGGCGTCCCGTTCCAGTCGTCGCTCCTGATGTTCGGCGACCGCGCCAACTTCCAGATGACCGCAGATCCAATGCTGACTCCGAAGACCCCAAAGGTGGACGAGTTGGTCAACTACGAGTGCTCCCTCTACGTCCGCCCAGTTCTGTTGGGCGACACCTTGTACTTCGCTTCCGACTCAGGGGCCTTCTCCGTCCTCCGCGAATACTTCGTTGACGACGTGTCGATTACCGGCGACGCCGCTGACGTAACCGCGCATGTGCCTCGACTGATCCCCGGCAAGCTCCGTGCAATGACTGCGGTTCCGGGAGCAGACGCCTTGGTGGTGGCCCCAGTCGATTCCCCGTCCCAGCTTTACACGTACTTCGTACGGTGGGCTGGCAACGAGAAGTCGCAATCCGCCTGGACACGGTGGGACCTCTCCGGCATCGGCCGCGTGGTCCACCTGCACTCTACTTCCGACGACCTGTACGTCACTGCCGAATCTCCGGCAGGCGGCGTTGAGTTGCTGAAGCTGAGCCTCTCGTTGGTTGCAGCGGAGGGTGACTTCACCAAGGACTACGCGTTCCTACTGGACCGCTTGGTAGTGGTGCAGCCGGACTATTACGCGTTCGGTAATTACACCGACATCAACCTCCCGTACACGCTCGCCCGCTTGGACGGCCTGGTTATCGGCAAGACCGACGACTGGGCGTCTCCAGGCGAGCTGTTGGACCTGACGGGCGCAACGCTTATCAACGGCGGCATGGGCATCCGATTCCAAGGCAACTTGGCCGCAGGGCGCCTGGCAGTTGGTTTGAGCTATGACTCTTCAGTCGAGTTGACCCGCGCCTACCTCCGCGACCAGCGGAACAACTCGATCCTCGTGGGCCGCCTCCAGGTTCGTGACATCACTGTCGCGTACAAGGATGCCGCCTACTTCGAGGTAGAGGTCATTACCCGCGGCCGCGAGAGCGACCCGCAGGCGTACCTTGCATCCCACGCAGGACTGTTCACGGCCCGCACGCTGGGCGACGAAGTGTTCCGCCTGGGCAGCCCCAATTTCCATTCCGGCGAGCGCCGATTCCCCGTACAAGCCCGCGCCGACAACTGCCGGATCGTCATCCGCAATCGCCAGCCGTTCCAGTGCTGGTTCCAGTCTGCGCAGTACCGCGCGCTCTTCTCTTCAAGGAGTTCCGTTTGACCGTTCTCGAATATCGTCCGCCTAGCTCGGGGGACATCCTGAGCGTGGCCGCGCGTATGCGGGACGCCGACGTTTTGGAAGTCGCTGCTGCAAGCGGCGACTCGCCTCTCGAAGCTCTCCTGAAGTCCTGCAACGACGCCGATGCGGTGTTCTGCATCGTCCTTGACGGGCACCCCGAGGGCATCTTCGGGGTCTCCTACGCGGGCGGCCTGGGAGCAACCGTATGGCTCTTGGGAACCGATGCCCTGGCAAACATCCCGCGTTTGATGGTGACCGAGACACGCCGCATCACTGATGATTGGCGCGACAGATTCTCCGTCCTGCACAACTTCGTGGACGACAGCAACGAGGTATCGAAGCGATGGCTGGCCGCCGTCGGTTTCAGTTTCTCGGAGCCAGTCCCCTATGGCCCCTCGCAGGTGCCGTTCCGCTATTTCTACAAGATCGGCCATGTGTGACGGCGGTGTTTTCTCCGTGCCGATCGCCATGGCAGTCATCGGAGCTGGCACCGCCGTATACCAGGGCAAGCAACAAGCCAAAGCCATCGGCGAGCAGATGCAAGCCGAGCAGAACCAGATCGACGCGAAGGCGCAGGTGGACACCCTGCAACGCATGGCTGAAGCACGGTCCCTCCGTGCAACGGCGCGGGCATCGGCAGCAGAAGCAGCCATCGGTGGCAACTCCCTTCAGGCAATCGACAACGACATCATGGCCCAGGCAGGCCGAGACGTGGCGATGATCGAGGGCAACCGTGAGCGCGGCGTCGCCGCATCTTCCGCAGATGCCGCAGCACGTACGCGAGTCGCCAACGCCGAGATGGTCGGCGGCGTAATCAATACAGCCGCTAGCGGCGCCACCAGCGCCTACAGCAACTATCAGATCAAGAAGCGAGGCGACACCAATGGCAAGGGTTAATGAGCGCGGCATTCAGCGCCGTGCCGTGATCGAGTCGCGGCAATCTGCACCCGAGCAGTACCGCATCCAGGTCAGCGGCGCAGCCGCACAAAGCTACTCTGCGGTCTCCAATATCTCCGCAGGAATCCTCGGGCGCCTGTCGGCTGCGGCCAGTGGCATGCAGCAGGACCGGCAGTTCCGCCAGAATGGCGAGGACACCCTTCAGGGCCAGCAGCAACGCACTCAAGAATCCGTCGAAGGCCAGGCCGCGCAGTCGGAAGATGCACTCGCATCTTTCACTCCGGCCTTCCGCCGCGGCTACTTCGTGACCGAGGCGTCAAACAAGATCAACGACGCCAAGCGGGGCCTAATCGCGCGCGTCGCTGCGATGGACGTGGGTGAAGACCCGCAGGCGATCATCCAGGAAACCCTGGGTGGTCTGATGCAGCAGAAGGAGTTCCAAGACCCGCAAGTCATGGCACAGATGCAGCCAGCCATCCAGCAGCTCCGCCAGCAGGCACTCGATGCCCACTCAAAGGCCGAGACAGCTGAACTGCTGGAGCGGCAGGCTGAGAACGTCGGCGCCATGCTGCGAACTGCAGCCCTCGACGGCTCACTGCTGCAACCCGGCGCCATGGAGCGATTCGCCAAGGCCCTCGATACCGAGGACTTTGCCTACGTCACCCGCAACGAATTCTACGACCAGGCCGCAGGGCAGATCGTGGATGTCCTGGCAACTGGCGAGGGCAATATCAAGGCGCCTCTCCAAGTTTGCGCAGAAGACCACCGACGAGAACGGCACATCCCTATGGGACCGCAAGCACGGAGACGGTACGTGGGGTGACACTTTCACACAGGCCGCTCGCGCCGGCGCGGCAGTCCAGCAACGGGTGATCGAGGAACGGCAGGCGTCTGTTCAAGCCGAGAAAGAAGTTGGGTGGCAGGACCAAGCCTACGTGGGGCGCATGACCGAAGCGAGCATCAATGCCAATGCGGATGCCCTTGGCCTGTCCGGCAAGGACCGCCACACGTTCGTCCGCCATTGGTACGACCAGAACCAAGCCGGCATCCGCCGGATGGAACAGGAAGCCAAGGAGGCGGCACGCCACAAGGAAACCATCCAAGTTCTCACAGCGGGGCAAGGACTCACTCTTGAGACCCACCAGCTGCAGAAGGCGTTCTCGAAGGAGTGGACGGATGCGGTCAAGGCTGGCAACAAGCAGGCGATGGGCACCGCCCTGGCCCGTGCTACGAGAGCCGGCGTAGTTATCCCCGCTGTGCAGGATCTCATCGGCCGAACCACTTCAACGAACCTGACGCAGAACTACGCAACCTACAAGGCTATCGCCGACATCGACCCCATTACCGCTATGCGGTACGTGTCGGAAGACAACGCAATCCTCATGAACGAATACCACGAAAACCGAACGACATTCGGCATGAGCGAGCAAGAGGCACTTCAGCAGGTCACGCGTCCTGAGCAAAAAGCAGTCCGTGCTGAGGTCTCCGCGCGAATTGGCCGAGCTGCTACCGCGTACTTCAAGAAGATGGATGAGATGCCTGACGGCTCGCCTATGCCGCCGTGACTGCATGATCGCGTCCAGCGTGAGGCGACCCGACTAGCAGTTCGCAACCCTATGGCCCCACCGGACGCCGCGGTCGCCACAGCATTCAAACGCGTTCAAAGCGACTTGGCGAACGTCAACGGTCGCTGGGTGGCGCGCGGGGGAATGCGGACAGGAGCGGAATCGGGCGTAACGGAGTTTGTCAGGCGCGCGGCGGCAGATGCTGAGAAATCCGGGGCAATCCCGAAGGGAACAGCAAGCGGAGTCTTTGCTGCACCTACAGAAGATGACCCAAACGTGTTCATTCTCCACAGCCGCGACGGCTTCCCTATTTATGGAAAGGCCAGCGACGGTACTCAGCGCCCGGTGCTGTTTGATCCCAACAAAACTGCTGCTGGCGTTAATCAGTGGAAACGCGGCGAAGCTGAGAAGCAGGCCCGATTCGATGCGCAGAACAAGCCCAAGCTCACTGTAATGGGGCTCGACCCCACACAGGCTGCGGCAATGCGTACTGCCAAGGGCGACCCGTCGCTGAAGCCTACGGTACTGAAGCTGGGCGACAAACCCTCTCCAGCGGGGCCGAAGCGCACGGACGCCACCGACATGCTCGACTACCTCTCAACCTTCAAGAACTAGGAATTTAATGCCGACCAGCATCTTTGACCTCACTGCGCCTGCGAAACCGAGAGACCTCAATGAGGTTGTCGCGGAATCGACCCGCAATAACGAGGGGGGACATGTAGCCCGCGCTATCCGCCGAAAAGAAGCCGAAGCGGCCGACCAGAAGCGCAAGGACGAGACGCCGTTCGGTGAGCTGGTCGGCGCCTCCCAAGTGCAGGGTGGAATCGGCATGATCCACCGCGCGTACCAGGAAGACTCGGTGCTGTCCCATGCCGATCCGGAGTGGAAACTCCCCGAGAAGTTTCAGGCGGAGATGGACCAATTCGGGATCGGCACGGATCAGTGGGAACTTTTCAGCCGCAACCTCGCAGGAGCATTATGAGCTTCTTCGGGAATTTGCACTTCAAAACGAGATGGCGAAGGAGACCCGTGCATCCTTCGGCATGCTCTCAAACTTCGCGTCGGACATGACTGATCCGGTGTTCTTCGCCGCAGACGCTGCCACTGGTGGCCTCGCCCGAGGCGCACGTGCCGGTCGCTTGGCGAACTCCGTCCGCGCCGGCTTGGCGGCCGGTACGACCAATGCAGCGATGACGCTTGGAAGCTCCAGATTTAATTCGGAAATCGGAAGCGCGGATATCGCAATCTCAGCGGCAGCAGGGTTCGCGTTGGGTAGCGCTTTCGGAGCGCACCGCGGCGAGCACTTCGCCGAATCCGCTAAGGTCGAGGAACTCGCCAGGAGGGACATCACCGGATCGCCCCAGAGTCTCGGCGCCGCGCGCTTGAACGGACTTCCCGACAACCCGACTCCGGGCATCTCCGAGCGCTCTCTTTCGGATGCAATGCAGGCCCAAGTAGACCGCGGCGTGGACGAGGTATCCATTCAACCTGCCTTCGCCAACATCCGCCTTGCCTTGTCGGCGCAGATGGGGAAGCTGAAAGATCCAACTGCGCGTGGCGTCGGTCGGTGGCTGTTCCGCGACGGCGTGGGCTACACAGATCGAAACTTGGCTGTGAAGCAATCTGCAGGTGAGTACGCCAGCGTCAATCGTGCCACGTTGGAGACCCAGCTACATCGCGGCTTCAACGCAGCCTGGACGGCAGCGCGGGCGAAGCACGGACTGTCCCGCTGGGACCGCGGCGGTGAGCTGGCGTGGAGCCGAAAGGTGGCAGACGTACTGCGAGGCGTAAAGGCCGACGACGAGACTGCAAACCAGGCTGCAGCTGCAGTTCGGCCAGTGCTCGATGCAACCTACGAGCTGGGCGTTCGTTCGGGCGTCCTGGAACCGGGCAGCAAGAACCTGGACTACTTCCCGCAGATCCAGTCGAAGCAAGCGTATCAGCGTATTTTCGGAGAGATGGGCCTGAGCGAGGACCAGGGCGTCGAGCTGTATAAGCAGGCGATCATCGCCGACATGCGCAAGAACGGCGACGTCTCCAAGATGGAGAAGTTCGACGAGATTGCTGGCGACTACGCAGGAACCTCCGACCGTGCCCTTCGGGCGCGCGAGAAAGCCGACGACCTGGGCGCATTGACTGCGGACAAACAGGCTGCCGTCCGTTCCGCCGAAGAGGCGTTGAAGGAACTGGCGGATATGCCCGGCAAAGTTGGTGACCGTCGCCGCACCGCGGCCCAGCGTCGCCTGGAGGATACCCGCCGAAAGTTGCAGCGACACGGTGAACGCCTGGACAAGGCAAAGGCCGGCCTCAAGGATGCGCTGGAACACGAGCAGAAGACGCTACACGCAAAGAAAGAAGCCAAGCAGCTCGCTGACGACGGCGGTGTAGACGAGGAGCTGGCCGAGCTATATGCGCGCGCGCTCATCAAGCGCGGCTCTGGCCTGGTGACTGGCGACACGGGAGCGCCCATGCGTCCACTCAACACTGAGTCGGTGCAGGAACTCACCGACGCCCTGCGAGATGCTGGAGCGAGCGACGCGAAGATTGCTTCAGTGCTCGGCAGGTACACCGCCCAGATGCAGGAGGGCGCCAAGGTGGGTGCGGCGAAGAAGCGCATCCGCTTCGACCCGAATACCGAGATGACATTCACGAACCGCTTTGGAGACGATGTAACTCTTAAAGTCACCGACTTCCTCGACAGCGACACCACCCGTGTCGTGTCCTCGCACATTCGTGAAGTCGTCGGCTGGTCCTCCCTGGCGCAGAAAGGCAACATTCGCAACAAAGCGGAGCTGGACGCACTCCAGCAACTCCTCCGCGAACAAGCTATCAAAGCAGGCGATGATCCTGAGAAAACCCTGCGAATGTTGGACGTGGGTGTCAAGTCGATCATGGGGCGCTCCACCGAGGCCGACCCGAACAGCACTGCATCGCGCTGGTCGCGCGCTCTACGTGACACGCAGTTTCTCCGCGTGATGAACCAGGTTGGCTTCACGCTCTTTACAGAGCTAGGGCCGACCGTGGCGCACGCGGGCTTGATAAACACCGCCCGATCCATCGCCTTCATCGGAGACTTCCTCCGTCGCGGTGCAGACGGGACTTTGAAGTCTGGTGAGGCCCGCTACATCGAGGACCTTGTTGCGACTGGCACAGAGCACCTCCGCAGTCCTGCATTTATGCGGATTGAAGATGACGCCTTCATGCCATCGGTCTACGGCGACAGCAAGTTCGGCAGAACGATGGAGAACGCCACAATGCTCGGCCAGAGATTCACCAGCATCGCCTCGGGCATGGCGCCGATGAACACCGCACTGCAGCGTATCGCAGGGCGAGCAACGCTTATGAAGCTGCTACAGCTGGCGAACGACAAGCGCGCACTCTCGGAAGGCATGACACGCCGAATGCGCTCCTACGGTCTCGATCAAGAGGCACAGAACGCTCTGTTCGCATCCCTCCGGGGAATCAAGAAGGTCGAAGACATCACCGAGGCGGGCCTGAACCTGGCCGACCGCGAGCGAGTCGCGGCCTTCATGTTCCGCGTCACGCGTCAACAAGTGATCGAAGGCGATGCAAGCGACTCCATCATGCTGATGCACTCGGCAGGCGGAAAGCTGGTCACGCAGTTCCGTTCGTTCATGGCCTACAGCTATGAACGGCATCTGCTGAACTCCGCCTACCACTGGAAGGACTGGAACACCTACATGATGGTCATGCTATCCAGCTCCATCGCAGCCCTGCAGTGGGCCGCGCGAACGTCCCTCAACACGGCGGACGACCCGGAAAAGCGCGCGAAGCAGCTAACTATGGGTAACTTCGTGGCTGCAGGGGTATCCCAGTCTTCCTGGGGCGGCGTCATCCAACCCATCGTGGACACCGCGCTGCCTCTCATGGGCCAAGACCCGGTGTTCGCCAACGCCCGCTCAACGGGCATGTCCACGAACATCGTGGGCGGCATACCGGTCGTTGACTTTGCCAATCGCGTAATGGAAGCGTCTTCGCTCCCAGCGCAGGCGATCCGCGACGATAGAGAAGTGACCCGAAAGGAGCTGGAGAACGCAGCCAAGCTGTTCTGGTTCCAGAATCTCACAGGATGGCAAAACATCCAGCGCATGGCACTTAAGGAAGCAGAGAGTCGAGGCTTGCTAAGCGACGGCTCCGGTGAAGCTGCCGCACGACGCGAAGACCGAGACGAGAAGGAAGACTCTTGGACCGCAAAATCCCTCTTAGGCCTGGACACTGAATGATTGAACAAAACCGAGGCCTGTCCTTCGTGGCTTACACCTACGAAGGCGGGCCTCGGCGCTTCACCTGCACGTTCCCGCGACTGAAGCCGGAGCACGTGCGCGTGCTTGTGGGTGACCCCAAGTCGCCCCGGACGGTTCTCGGCAAGTGGATCAACTCCACGACCGTCGAGATTCCCGACCAATCCGAATACCTCGCGACGCCTTACAGCGTCCTCCTGCGTCGGATCACACCCTTCGCAGAACAAGCGATCCTCTTTCAGGACGCCGCAACACTCCCGGCAGACCAGCTCAACACCGCCATCCGGCAGCTCCTCTTCGTACAGCAAGAGGTCGCCGAGTTCGGCGTGGGCACAGGAAGCGTGCCAGGCAGTGGGCTGCCGGGGAACGGCGGGGGCAACCTGCCGGATATCCAGACCATCGTAGACCAGGTTGTGCAGTCGCCGGCCTACCAGATCCTCCAGGAACGCATCCCGGAGATTGACGCCAACGCCGAACTCATCATGCAGGAGCTTCTTCGCTCCAACGAGTTCTTCGACACGAAACGCGACTACGGCGACCGAATCTCTGAAGCGTCCACCCGCCTCGCTCTAATCGAAGATGGCGACAAGGTGACGGCCGAGCTGATACGCCCAGGGTTCC